TGTGTGATCGGTTGATAAATATGATTTGTACAAGTTTATCCCTGTAATTCTTCTGTTAAAATCATTTGTTGAAAGTTTTACACCAACTTTAATCGGTCTATTTGCTGTAGTTAAATTGTATTTAATAAATCCATCTACAAGTGGAGCTTCTTGGTTGCCATCAAAAATAGGTGCAAACTTGTAATAATAAAATCCTGTAGCATTAGTGCCATGTGCATATGACTCATTAGATGCATCTTGATATGTCCAGGTTGTTGGGTAAGCACATTCTGCATTCCCCATAAAAAATGTATTAGGAAAATTTATTTGTACATTATCATTGTGGGATGCTGCTGATGTTCCTATTTGTGCTCTTTTTACAGTTAACGTGTCCTCATCTGGCATAGCTGTAATAAGCATTACCTCAGAATCTAATAAAATGTAATCTCCAACCTGTACATTGAGAGTTCCATCTATATTTATTGTAGTAACACTATCATTAATATTTCCAGACTCATCAAGGTCTGCACCACTATCTATTAAAGATGCAACTGCGGGTTTCCAAAAGTCAAAAAAGAATCTTCTAGTGTTTTGTGATACATAGTCTGCTTTTTCTTCTATACCATTTGCTATTCTTACATCATCTCCAAAGTTCACAAACTTTACAGTTGACACATCAGCACTTACAGCAGACTCTAAAAACTCTACACCAAAATTATAATTTTTTAATTCAATCTTATCATTTTGTGTTTCATGACCTATCCAATAACTACCACCTTTAGGTGCTACCCAATTAATAAATCTGCTAAATTGTGATCCAGATATAACATGGGCTTGTTGTCTTGGTTTTCTTTTTTTTATTTTTCCAGGAACATCAATATCAACATTTAAACTACTAGATGCTGCATCTTTTGGAATATCTTCTAGATCAGCATTGGTTACTAGGCCACCACCAAATATTGGTATGTCAATATATCTAGGCATTATAAAGTATTCCAACTCCCCATAGTATCTGCGACTTGTCTTGGCCCATGATATGCTCTATGTGCAAATTGTCTTCTTGCTGCCTCCTTGTTGGTTTCATATCTAGATAGGTAAGATTGTGCTAAATTATTTCCACTTTCCCAGTGGTACATTCCCTTTGCATAATCAATTAACATTGGGTGATAAGACTTAGGTATTACTGGTTCGTCCCCAGCTTTTGCAAATGCAAAAGATTTACCATTGATTAATGCTTTAAAACCTAAACCTAGCTCATTCCATTTGGTCAATAATGTTGCCCAATTAGAAGAATTAAGGTTTAACCACATATCTGTTTCTGCATTTGTTGTTACTATTAGGTCATTATCAGACATATTAGATGCATTTGTTTCCGTGTCTAATGTGATAATGCCTGTTAAATTATTGATCTCTACATCTGCTACCGTGGCTGACCAAGTGACAGCAGTTGTATATGCAGCATCAGATGAATTATAACTTTTTAACAATAAGCTATCACCTATATAAGGTGTGCTTGATGTTAAGGTATCATACCTAACTTTTGTATATTGTGTTGAAGAATCAGTCAACACAGTTGGTTTGGCTACATACCTAAATGTTAATAGCTTACCTTGGGATGGTGCGGGTACAAAGGACATTTCGTCCCCTTGTATCTCAAAATATTGTGGGTATCCCTGTCTATAACTATTGTCTGTTTTTCTTTTTGTAATTATTTCATGTCTTTGGAATGGATGTACTATCTTGCCACCAAATTCTACTGTAGAAACTATGTCAATAAAATCACTTGGTAATTTTAGTGACTCATCTCCACTATCTAAGAAATGTGAAAAATTCTTTTCATAACATTTAGTATGGTATGCAAAATCTTCTTCAGCTTCTTCCAAATACTTTTTAGTTCTTGTGCGATGAAATCCTTGATTACCCTCAAAATTGAACCCCACTAAAACTCTGTCTATTAATGTTTCCCATATCATTATGCATACCTACTTGTTGTTCCAATTCCATTTGGTGATTCTGTAGCATACCTTTCATTTAATGCAGTAATTTGTGAAATTGCATTGTTGTATGCTAAAGCACCCCTATCTGCTTTATTATCCATTTTCCAAAGTTGATGTTCAGCTAGATCAACTACCAATGTGTGCAATGCGATATTTAATTCGCATTCAGTATCATTAGCAGCTATAGCTGTTGGTTGTTTTAAATACCAGATGTCTATTCCGTGAGTTGTTCCAGAACCCTCACTAGTAACTGCCGTACCTATTTCTACAAAAATTGTTTCTTGAAACACATATGCAACTGGATTAGTATCAGTTCCAGCTAAATAACTATTTTCTAATCTTTTGATATCTCTAGGCTCTATCATGTTTGCAAACCCTAAACTGTTTGCAGTATAACTACCACTAGAACCAGCCAAATTGTAAACCTTAATAGCAATAATTCCATTTCTTATAGGTGCTATACCAGCTCCAGAAAATGTTGATGATGCAGTAGTTGCAGTTAAATTGTTTGCTGTGAATGCATTTGTTGCATGAACTGTATGTGCATCAATAACTTGAAGATCGGTTAAATAACCATTGTGAATGATATTCACTACCTCTCTTTGTGCAATGTTTAGTGCATCTAATTTTGCTGCCGCTGTAAACGCTGTACTAGTTGGGTCTTCCAATCTTAAAGCGAGTGTGTCTAACATTTCATTACCTGTCATAATATTCCTTTTTATTATTAGGAGTTTAGGGAGGCTAATGCCCCCCTCTTATCCCAAAGGCTTATAAGGTGCTTTTAACTCACCTACTTCACCTAATTACTTGTTAATCGTGAGCTATATCATCCACAAATGGACGATTTAATTCAAGATAAGCCAACCCACCACTAATGGCGGATCTACCTACTGCTCCAATCACTGAATCACCAGCAACATCAGCATCGTCTATACTACCAGCAGTGCTAGTAAGATAAACTGAACCGTTGTCTGCAAAGCCTGTTAGAACTTTGGCGTGTGCTTTACCAGAAATTTGATACCAGCCAAAAGAACTGGCAACATTCGCTGACATAGCAACACCTATTCTACCTTTAGCGTTTGCGGCTGCTAAAGCAGTCACATCTGCTTCGTCAAAAGCAACAACTGATCCAACAACAGTACTAGCAACACCCTTAAGGTAGATGAATTCACCTACACCTAAAGAATCGTCTTTAGCCTTGATTATTGTACCTGTTGGTAACTTTTGAGTGGTTGATGTTTCGTCAATTGGTTGTGGATTAACCCAGGATTCCATTGATGTAAACGCCATATTACAATACCTCCATTAATAAGTTGTAGGAAGACCAGTGATCTTACCCATCATTCTTGGATTTGACATTGTAAGTGCACCTAACCATAGAATCTTAGCGACTTGTGCATCTTGATTTATTGGCTTTTGAAATCCTTCAAAAGAAAAGTTTCTTTTTCTGTGATGTCTAAAACCTAAGTATTTTTCATTTAAGAAAAATGCTTTCCCAGCTGGGCAATGCTCATCAACAACAACAGGTGTTCCTCTATACAAAAGATTCTGGAAACCAGCATCAGCTAACGCCTCATCACTAGCAGCAAATCTTTTTTGAGCAGATAAAGATTCTTCATATGCATCAAAAACAATTTGTGTAGTAACAATTATTGAAGGTACGTCATTATCAATTGCACAAGCTCCATACATTTTTCTGAACTCTCGTCCAATAGAGTTTGCACCAGAACTTGCTGCGACATCACTAAATGTGCTTGAACCAGCAGCTTGTTCTTGAGCTGACCACCAACTATAGTCTGATCTGTTTATACCACCGACAGTTCCTGTAGAATCAATCATTTTATCTAATCCTAAGAAACCGCTGGATGATGCTCCAGATGTTGTTGTAGAAGAACCATCGTTGTCAGAATAAAGCTGAGTGCCAAAAAGGTCTTTTAAAGACTTTTCTGCATTCTTTACTTTAGCCTCAACTAGGTCAACAACTCTTTCTGCTCCATCATTGAGTGCCTCTTCCTTACCACTAATAGATATAGTAGCATAGCATTGTACCCAATCGTATGATGCATCTGTAAAAGTTTCTGTTGGAGTTGTATCTAAGATATCATATCCATCATAGAAACCTCTAGATGTTGATTTACCATACTCAAGAGGTTGTAATACTTTGTTACCACTAGCAGCAGCTACGGATTTTCTAAGCATTCTGTGTGTTAGAACATTAGAGTTGAAGATGTTATCAACTAAGACTGGGATATATTTATCACGAGTTAACGCTGATAAATTGTCATAACTTAAAGCCATGTTTATTATCCTTTACTCATATATTTGATACTCTTTAAAAGCTAACTCTCTCGCTTCTTCATAATTCATTGGCTTTTTAGTAGAAACAACTCGTTGTGCACGACTTGATCCCTCAGCCTCTGGAATATTCCTAAGCTCATTAGCTTTCTCTACTTGTTTAAGAGCCTTTTTGAAAGCTGAATCCTCAGCAGATTGATAGGCTGTTACAGCATAAGCAGTGTCAAGGTCTACTAAACCTTTTTCTACAGCAGTTGTTAAGACTTGATCTATTGCCTCTGGATTATCCTTTAGCTCTGGATGTTTAGCAGCTAATGCTGCAACGTCTTGTTCTACTTTTCTTTCTGCCTCTACTTGCATTAACCTATTCTCTAGCTCTGATACCTTTTGATCGGAAGGTTCAGTTGTTCTAGATTCAGTTACTTGTGGCTCCTCGGATTTTACAGGTTGTTCTTCCTTAAAGAGAGGATGATCTGGTTCAACATAGTCTTTTATTACATCCATTAATTCGTCATCTTTTTTAAGAGCTTTCCATTTATCCAATTCGGCATCTAACGATTTTTTCTCTTCTGCAAGTTCCTGGCTACGCTGTGTATTTTTACGTTGCCACTCTGACTTATTTTTGGAATCTTCAATAAAAGATTCTAACTGTTCCATTTGATAACGCTCTCCATTGATTACGACCTCATCAATTTCAACGCCTTCACTCTCTCCTTCCGAGGGTGCTGTTTCAACATTAGTAGGTTGCTCCTGTGGAGGCTCTACTTGCTGTGCGGTTGCATCCTCACCGGTGGTACTCTCAGTAGCAGCTGTAGTCTGTTGGTCACTAACAGGAGTTGTTGGTTGATCAAGACCAGCATCCTCACTTACAATTAATGACGCAGCCTCAGCAGATGTAATCTTTACATCATTACCATAGGCAGTACCTTGTATTATATCATCACTCATTTTGTGATCTCCATTTGCTATTAAATTTTTTATTTAAAGTGATATTCACCAACATTAAAACCCCTTAACAGCTAATTTTTCCAATTACCCTTTGCAAAACTTTCTGCATCCTTTTGATTTGTAAATTCAAACAATTCATTTCTTTTCTTTGCCTCTTTAAAAGCATCTATTCCTTTTAATTCCATCCAATCTTCTGGTTTTGTTGAAGATTTACCTAGTTTTGGAAATAATGTAGGGACAGCATAATATTTACCATCAACAATCATAGTTGATAATAAAACAGTAGAATTACTACCATCTGGATTTTTTCTTGCAATTGGCCTAATTTTTCTAACTTTATCATTATAATTTGGCTTCAAGCGACCTTGATATTTTGTCATAGCTTGTAGCATCGCATTCGGGTTGTTTTTGAGCATTTATATTTCTCCTTGTGCACTCATGTTTTCTAACCTTTGTGCTAATTCTGGATTTTCTTGCATTCTTCTGAATATTTCATCTTCATTTCCACCTAATTGTGCTAGTTCTTCTTCAGACATAGGTGTTTGCATTCTTTGTTGAGCCTCTTCATCCATAGCTCTCTGTCCTCTCATTTTTTGTAAAAGAACCTCTTTTCCAGGAAGATCAACATTATCTAGAATAAATTCTGGGTCTTGAATCAAGCCCATTTGTGCAAGTTGTAATATTTTATTTTCTATATATTGCTTGTTTTCTGGTAACATAGACCCAGCCTTTGCCCTTACATTAAAATCCATTTTTTGGTATTCAATACCAACAAAACCTCTTTCTTCTTGGGTCTGGTTAGGTGTAATTACTTGAACTTTTTTAGGAACTAATGACATATTTTGTATTGCTGCAATCCACATAGAACCTAATGTTTGTATTGCATTGTCAAGAGTTCTTGATTTAAAATCTATTTTAGTGGTTGCCGCCTGTCTATATACTTGTGCTTGTACACCACTAGTTACATTACTCGCCTCTTTACCTTGTGTAGCTTTATTAACTCCACTTA